CGTGGCGTTAATCTGAACCCCCCCATTCACTAGACCTTCATAAAACTTAGCCCTCAATAGTATATTGTTGGTATAGTCGTTGTTGTTTGCGTCCATACTGACGGCGTTTTCGGCTTGGTAAGCTAAACCGAAACCAATCATAGGATTAGAACCAAAACTCGGCACTAGACTAACAGGCCCTTGAGGAATCACGGGATAAGCCCAGTTCGTATAATTGTTCCATTCATTTCTCAAGTTTACATCGCTTCTGCGAAAAAAGAACATCCAGTCGGAAACCAAACCGAGAGAATCCATTTCAACCTTATATGATCCAACGACACGATGCATGGTTCTTTCTCTCACTTCCTTAATCAGATATTGTTGGGGAGAAGCAGCAAACAGTCGCGTTTCGTCATTACTTAGGAAACAATACGTGGAAATAAGATGCACGTCTGCATTCCATTCATCTTTTGTTATGCCCAGATTCTTATAATCCGTCGGTGTGATATCGGCAGTGGGCGGTGGTTGCAGGAATCGATAGAATGCATGCCATGCGTTGTTGCCGTCAGGTGCGACGAGTGGAATATCTTGAATGGGAAATCCCCAATATTTGCTCGCCTTAGGATTGACAGGGTCGAACTTGTTTGGATACTCACCAGGACCACCCATTGCAGTAGTATTATCAATATCTCGGATCTGGAAAAGCTCGCGGACAGGTCTAAATGTAACACGGATATGTAGTTCGTTATACTGAAGGCAAACAAGAGGGAAAGCCAAACGACTTGTCAAGGTAAACCAACTATTGATGGGAATGTATAATTTACGACCACGAATGGATGGTTCTGCACCTGGCTCAAGTGGTGTGTAATAAGCATTTGGATAATAGCCATTATTTGTAGAAAAGTTCGCCGGATCTGCAAGTTCATTACTTTTTCCGACCATACGGGCTAATAATTCTTTTTTATCGCCCGAGAAGTCACGTTTCATCATATTCATCATGTATTCTCCTGAAAATTTCTGGAGTGTCTGTCCCCCGACATATATCTCGATTTCTTTAATCATGTGCCAACCTATATTGTCGATCCACCTAAACTCATATGGCAGCCAAGTTCCAGAGCAGTCCTGTGGTGGAATAATTGGACTCCATATGTTCGGTAGATTTATCACTATGTATGTATCCATCAGCAGCTCTGCGTACCGAGGTATTTTAAAGTCTAGAACAGTTTCCTCTTTATAACGTAATACTCGTTGTCCATCATAGTCTATTCTAAATTTTTGTAGACCAAAATTGGTATATTTTTTATACACATTTTTGAAAAAACTGGTTTTAGGATTGCCATTGAGTATCACATTCTGACTACCAACAGCCACTAAGTTTAGTAAACCACCTGCCATTATTATATCTATATATTATTATTTAACTTTGTTGTGTTTAAATTATAAAAAATAAACTTATAATATAAGTATGCCAATTAATAGAGATTCTCAAAGTGCTGTAACCATTATTTTAGCTATGATTTATTTGGTATTAATATTAAGTATTAGCATTTATGTTTCTAACAAGTTAACATTAAAAGGTAGACGTTGTCGCGGTTTAGAAAAGAAGGTGTATCCACATTTGGATAAATTTATAAGTAACATATCTGATGCAGATGCCGAAAATCCCTTAAGGGACTACTATATCAAAACAGCCTATAATTGTTGTGCAGTTGGGCTTTATAAAAACTCATATGTTGATTTATGCGCTCTAAATGCATGTATTGGCCAGGGGAATCGTTGTTTGGATATGGAAATATACTCAATAAAAGGTGAACCAGCCGTTGCTGTCTCATCATTGAATGAGTTCAATATCAAGGAATCCTATAACTCTCTGCCTCTTGCAGCTGTTTTCCAACATTTACAGGATAATGCCTTTAGTGCCGGAGCGTGTCCGAATCCGGCGGATCCGTTATTTTTAAATTTAAGAATCAAGAGTGATCACAAAGAGATGAATGACAAGATAGCAGGATTAATATATACCCATTTCGAAGATTTAGTTATGGGTCCAGATTATAGTTATGAAAACCACCAGCATAATTTTACAGAGATACCATTAAAGACAATGCGGGGGAAGGTAATAATTATAGTTGATAAGACGATTAATTCTCTCTATCAGCAGTCAAAATTGGATGAATATGTGAATATAGCTGCTGGCGGAAGATTCTTACATTCTAATCGCTATTATGACATCAAATATACCTACAATAGCGACGACTTGATTAATTTTAATAAGTTTAACATGTCAATTGTTCTGCCTGATTTGGCTGCAAGTGATACGAATTTTAATGCTGCACTGCCGCAAAAATTCGGTTGTCAGTTTATCGCAATGGCTGTTCAAGAAATGGATGAATATTTAGAAAAATATGATATATTCTTTGGGGAAGCCGGACATGCATTTGTTCTCAAACCGCCGGAGTTGCGACCTAAAACAGAATATACGGATCCTGTCAAGCCCTTGCCCCCAGGCCAAAGTTTACACCCGCGTCATTCTGATACTGTCGTTGGACTTACATATAAGATATAAATATAAATCAATATACGAATCCAACCAGATATATTATATTATTTTCAGTGTATATATATAATATATGTCTTCTAAAATAGAATGTAAACGGGGTATGACATTTGAAGAATGTGAACTAACAATATTAAGAAGTGCAATCGATAAGGCTGAAAAAATATATAGTAGACAGATTATTGAAAATCCCGAAATTAAAAAAATTATTGATATTGTCGAGAAATTTTTAAAATCGCGTCAATTAATATGTTATGGCGGGACAGCCATAAATAATATTTTGCCAGTAAAGGATCAATTCTATGATAAAGAACTGGAACTACCTGACTACGATTTCTACTCGAAATCACCAGTTGACGATGCAAAAGCACTTGCGGATATTTATTACAGTAAGGGTTTTATTGATGTAGAAGCAAAGGCTGGAGTGCATCATGGAACTTACAAAGTATTCGTTAATTTCATGCCTATTGCTGATATCACGTATCTGAGTGAACCGCTATATGATGCAATCCGGAAGGATGCCATAAAAGTAAAAGGTATATTATATGCACCAGCTAATTTCCTAAGAATGAGCATGTATCTGGAACTATCAAGACCACGTGGTGACGCAAGCAGATGGGAGAAAGTGTTAAAACGTCTTATTCTGTTGAACCGAAATCACCCTTTAAAAAAGAAGAACTGTAATCGGATAGACATTCAGCGAAAGCTAGACACTACGAAAATAGATGCGCGGAAAGTGTTCGATATCATACGGGAAACGGTAATAAAGGAGCAAGGTGTATTTTTCGGAGGTTATGCAAATACGCTATATTCTCGATTTTTGCCAGGTAAATTGCAGAAGACCTTTAAGAAGATACCTGATTTTGATGTTCTCTCGGAGAACCCCTACAAATTAAGTGAGCAGATACAAAAAAAATTAGAAGTAGCCGGTTTAAAAAAAATTAGAATCTATAAACATGAAGGTATAGGCGAAATTATTGCACCGCACTATGAAATCGCAGTCGAGAAAGAAACAATGATTTTTATATACGAACCCCTTGCGTGTCATAGTTACAACATAATTAACGAAGGAGGCGAGGATGTCCGAATTGCGACAATCGATACTATGTTAAGTTTTTATTTGGCATTTTTGTATTCGGATAGAACGTATTACGATAAGGATCGAATTTTATGTATGACGAATTACCTGTTCGAGGTCCAACAGCATAATCGACTTAAACAGGAAAGTATTTTAAAGCGATTTAGCATGAACTGTTATGGCCAGCAGCAAACAATTAATCGATTGCGTGAAGAGAAGGCAGAGAAATATAGACAACTCAAAAATAAGAGAGGAACAACAGAATACGAGGAGTGGTTCTTAAAATATAATCCAGGAAATATGTCGATACCTCGTGCGAATGTTGAACTTCCAGAGGGATTAAAGATGTTAAGATCGAAAAAATCTGTAACAAAGAGAAACACGAACAAGAGCAAAGCAGCCAAGCATAAGACTAGGGTAAAAAATAAAAAACGTTGAATCAAACAACTGAACTAAATTTTGAGATTAACAAATTTATACTATATACAGTTATAGCGAATAGAACACTTATAATAACATATCCTACTGTATTTTGGTTGCCGTCAGAATTAAAAAGAGGAGGCAGATACTTTTTAAAATATTTATTAGTAATTGGAAGTTGGAACAGTAGATACAACACTGCAAGTAGTAGTGGTGCCTGTAATTCATTATAAAAATCATCCATGGCATCTTTCTTATTAT